CCTGCAAACTTCACAACGGATAAGGTTGTTGGAAGGGTTTGGGACTTGGATGGCTCCGCTTTGTCGGGAACCATCAAGACCTTGCAGAGCGGTTACCGCATAGCCCAGTATAACCTCATCGAAGCACCGACAACGTGGGCCTACCAATACGGGGTCAGCGGTTCGTTTGCACTCGCAGAATCGTTGTTGAGCCTTCCATTCGTCAGCCACCTTGACAACCCCTACGACGCAAACTTCGACCTTGCTTTTGGAATCCCCAAGCAGTTGTACTATGCGGTGAATGTTGCCGCAAATAGCGACCCCTACCTATACACGAACAACAACCTGTTCAACATCTATTGGTGGAATTTCATTCAAGAAACGGTCAGCCGTGAGGCGATGCAGTTGGAGTTGTCCATTATGCTCAATGCCGTGGACATCAGCCAACTTGACTTCCGCACTCCCATTTATTACGGAGGGGTCCGTTGGAGGTTGCTGGAGATTCGGGACTACGAGATAGGTCAGCAGAAGCCTTGCCGGGTAACCCTTCGCAGGATTCTCAACCTAACCGAGTTCGTGTTCAAGGAAATTGGTTACCTACCCTACGACGGACCTGTTCCGGCAACGGACTCGGATTACCCGAACGAAGTCCCCCCGATTCCATCGGTCAAGGAACTGCCAGCGGTTGCAGGTCCTCCCGGTGAAACAGGTGCGACTGGAGCAACAGGTGCGGTCGGTCCAGCAGGTGAAGGTTTCACACCGGGCGATGCAGCAGGGGACATCAAGTATTGGGACGGAGCCGATTGGGTCAACTTGGGAATAGGAACCGAAGGTCAGGTCTTGGAGGTTGTGTCGGGATTACCAGCATGGGCAGACAAATAAAAAACTATGGCAGTTACTAAAGAAATCGTCCTCGAAGTAGGGCTTAAAGACTCAACAGGTCAAGGAACTGAATCCGCAAAGAAACGGCTCCGTGATTTACAACGTGCGCTCGTTGACCTTGCGGTCGCAGGGCAAGAGAACTCCGCAGAGTTTCGAAAGTTAGAGGCCGAGGCAGGGGAACTATCCGACACCATTGGCGATGTTAGCCAAAGGGTCAAGAACATGGGTTCGGACACCAAAAACATTGAGGCGTTCACTCAAGCGGTTCAAGGTGTTGCTGCTGGTTTCCAAATCGCTCAAGGTGCTGCTGCTTTGTTTGGCGAGGAAAACGAGGACATCCAAAAGGCTATGTTGCAGGTCAATGCGACCATGGCTATTGCCAACGGAATCCAGCAGGTAACGGTCCTCCTTCAAAAGGAATCGGCTATCTCAATGACGGCCAACAGGATTGCAACGGCCCTGTACGACAAGACGCTGAAAGGAACCATCGTAAGCCTTCGCCTCTTTAGGACCGCCTTAATTGCAACGGGTATTGGTGCAGCGATTGTTGGTGTTGGACTGCTTGTTGAGAACTGGGAAAAACTTACAAAAGCCGTAAAGGATTTCTTGGGCATTGAAACGAAAGACCTCAAGGCCGTATCCGAATTAGCGCAAAGGCAGGTTGAACTTGCAGAGGCAAGAGGCGAAAGCGAGGCAAAGGTTCAGAAACTATTGATGGCTGCTTACGATGCAAGGATTGCAGCAGCCGAGAAAGAAGAAGAGCGAGCGCAACTGATTCACGAGAAAGAGGTCGCAAGGCTGACTTATCAAACCAAACTGCGAACCGATGCAATAGAAAAGCAGAAGAAAGATGCAGAAGATTTGAGGGCGATGGATTCGGCAGCCAGTCAAGAAGCCGAGAATTTTCGCTTGGCTAAAATTGGCAGGATAAACGATGAACTCGCAAGGGAAAAGGCTTTGCGAGATGAGAAACTTGCAATCCTTCGAGAAGAGAAAGCCGAAAGAGAGGCAGACCTCAAAAAGAGATTCACGGATGCGGACGAGTTTGCTAAAGCCTACATCCTACTGACCGAGGAAATGCGACTTAAAGAGCAAGGCATTGCCGAGGATAGTGCTGCGAAGATTGGGGAAATTGAACGCAATCGTAGGCAACAGGACTTGCAGATGGCATCAAATGCCGTTGGTGCGCTTGGTGATTTGCTGACCGCTGGCTTGGGCAAGTCCGAGAAAGACCAAAGAAAAGCCTTTGAGATAAACAAGAAGGCCAGCATGGGTCAAGCCCTTATCAACACCTTCATGGCCGTAACCGCTGCCCTGACTGCTGGAGGGAACCCGATTAAACTTGCAACAGGTCGTCAGTTCGTTGACGCAGGTATCGCCCTTGCAGCAGGTTTGGCACAGGTCGCCAAAATCAGCAAGACTCAGTTCCAAGGGAGTTCAGCAAGCGGAGGCGGTGGTGCGTTGACTGCCGGGGGTGGTGGCGGTGGAGAGGCTGCTCCTGCTCCAATCTTTGCCAACCCTCAAACGACCATGCTTGGAACCGATGGTGCTGCAATGGGCCAAGGCCAAGGATCATCGCCTATGCGAGCCTATGTCGTGGAACGGGACATCACCCAAAGCACTCGCAGGGTTCGGAGGTTGGAGGAATTTGCAACTCTTGGAGCCTAACCACATTTACCTGCATGGAACTACCCATTTATAGGATGACCGTTGACGAGGTCGATGAAGGGGTACAATTCGTGGCCCTGACCGATATGCCAGCAATCGAACGGCCATTCCAAGCCTTCGCAAAGACACCACAAAAGTTCACCGAAACAGGCGAACGCAGGGTGCTGACCGGGCCTCTCATGCTTGCAGATACTCCCATCTTTCGAAAGGACGAAACCTATGGCGAGTACTACGTTGTTTTTGACAAAGCAACCATCCGCAAAATCGTGCAGAAGTACTTTAAGCAGGGCAACCAGCACAACGTCAACGCTTACCACAACGCTGAACTGGATGGCGTGTTCATGTTCGAGTCATTTATAACCGATGCCGAGCGTGGCATCATGCCCCCCAAAGGCTACGAGGATACTCCTGACGGCTCTTGGTTCGGTTCCTTCAAAGTAGAGAACGACGAGGTGTGGGACAACCGCAACCTGTTCAGGGGTTTCTCCGTTGAAGGACTCTTCGGGATGGACAAGACCGAATCCGAACTGGAGGTCGCACTCGCTGGCCTCGCTGACGAATTAACCGCTTTTTTGCAACATATCCAACCCAACTACAAATCCAACTAACTATGAACCTGAAAAACGCAATCGAATCCCTGCGAATTGAACTTCGCAAATTCAGCACCCAAAAGCAGTCCTTTGCTGACTACAAGTTGACCGATGGAACCGTTGTCCGTGTGGATGGCGACCTCGTTGCCGGGACTGCCGTTTACGTTGTAGCCGAGGACGGCACTCTCCCTGCACCCGATGGCGAACACGTCGTTGAGGGCGTTGGTACTATCAAGACCGAAGGAGGCAAAATCGTTGAGGTCATCGCTGCCGAAGTCGCAACCCCCGAAATCGAAGCCTTGCCTGTTGCTGCTGAAATCACTCCCGAAGTGGCCGTTGAGGTAACCGAGGAAATCAAAGAAGCCTATCCTGCCATGACCCCCGAAGTCGTCGAGGCCATTGTAGCCAAGCACCTCGGAGCCATCATGGAAGAACTCAAGGCTGCCTATGCCGAGATGGGCAAGATGAAGGAGAAAATGTCTGCATTCGCATCGCAGGTTGAAACCATGGCCGATATCGTCGAGAAGGTTTCCGAACTCCCAGCCGAATCCCCCAAGGCCAGCGGTTCAGCAATCGTTGAGCAACGCAAGGCTCAAGCCTCGCAGAACTTCAACGCACTCGCACAAGCACTCCAATCACTCAAAAAAAACTAACCCCCTAAACCCCCATTAACAATGGCATATTCGTTCACAGGATTAACCTCCTACACCGACCAAGAGAGGCTTCCTCTCATCACCAAGGCCGTGTTCTCGGCCCGTTCAGCAGCCCTGTTCACCAAGCAGGTGGGCATCAAGTTCGCTGCTGCGTTGAACCTCATGGACACTGATGCACAATTGCAGAGCGGTGATGCTTGCGGTTACACAACTTCAGGCACGACTGCCTTCACCCAGCGCAATATCACCGTTGGCCGTATGAAGGTTCAAGAAACCTTGTGTCCTCGCTCTTTGGAACAATACTGGATGCAGACCCAGTTAACTGCTGGCTCTACCTACGACAGTGTTCCCTTCGAGCAGGCTTTCTCCGAGCAGAAGGCTCTCCGTATCGCAGAGGCTTTGGAGAACGCAATTTGGAAGGGCAACACCTACTTTTCAGGTGTCAACCAGTTGTTGAACGCTGCATCGGGTTCTACCATCAGCGGTAACACAGGAGCGGTTTCGGCCTCCGTTGGTATCACCACAGGCAACGCAATCGCCATCTTCGACGGCATCTACAACCAAATCCCACAGGCCATCTTGACCAAGACTGACCTCGTAATCTTCTGCGGTTGGGACAACTTCCGTACGTTGCTTGGTGCGTTCAAATCAACCGCTAACGTCATGTACAACCAAGTTGACTTGGCTGGCCTTGCTGACGGGGACATCATGTATCCCGGCACGAATGTCCGTGTCATCGCAGTCCCCGGATTGACTGGCACGAACCGCATCGTTTCGTCTTACCTCGGTAACTTCTTCTACGGAACCGACTTGTTGTCCGACGAGGAGCAATTCTCAATCTGGTTCAGCAAAGACAACGATGAAGTCCGCTTCCAAGCAGCCTTCAAAGCAGGTGTCCAAATCGCTTACCCCGACTTGGTTGTAGACTTCCGCTTGACCTAATGTGTAGGGGGGAGGGAAACCTCCCCTCACTTTTTTGTTCCTTGAAACTTAAAACCCAAATACACATATGTCCTGCTCCTTAACAACTGGCTACGCCCTTGGATGCCGAGATTCAGTCGGTGGCATCAAAACAATTTATGTCCAATCCTTCATCCCAACGGGGTCCTGCAATGCCAACCTTTCAGGTGCGGTTACAGGCTTCACTGGGTACGCTTCGGGTGGGTTCTTTGAGTATGACTTGACCAAGGCTACGTCATCTTTGACTGAAACCTTGAATGCAAGCATCGAGAACGGCTCGGTTTATTACACCCCCGAAGTAACATTCACGATCAACAAACTGCAAGTCGCAGTCCGCAACGAACTCCGCTTGCTGGTACGCAATCGTGTTATCGTCATCGTCCAAGACAACAACAACCGCTACTGGTTGTTAGGCTCTGCCAACGGCTTGGAAGCAACCGCTGGAACCGCTGGAACTGGTACTGCCTTCGGGGACCGCAGCGGATACGAATTGACTTTGACCGGAATGGAACCTGACCCGATGTTCTCGATTGCATCCACAGTCTTTACACCATCGACTGCACAGATACTCGGTTCGTAGTATCTTTGACTTAGGTTTTCATCATCTGAGGTTTGAGAGGGGCAGTCAGCAATGGCTGCCCTTCTTATTTTTACCCCATGAAGATTTGCATTGTTTACAACGCCCATCCAACCGGGTGCAGTTACTACCGCCTCGAAATGCCGAACGCATACTTGGGCGACAACTACCCGGAGTTTGATTACGTCTGCGTCGAGAATATCACGACCATCAGCGACGAGGGGTTGAAGTCCATTGACCTGTTCCTGTTCAGCCGTTTGTGGTGTCAGGGAACCATGGAGCAGGTGGAGAACGTCTACAAAGCATTGACCCAATACGGAGCGAAAGTCATCCTTGACTTGGACGATTACTGGGTGCTTGAATCGGGCCACATCATGTATCGCCACTACCATCAAACCAAACTCGCTGAGGTCATTCGTAAGCACATCAAATTGGCTGATTGGGTTACCTGTACCACCGAGCATCTTGCTGCTCGCATACGGCCTCTAAATGCGAATGTGAGCATCTTGCAGAATGAGCCGTACGAAGCGTATCAGCAGTTCATTCCCAACCCCGACGAAGAACCCGACAAGCATCTCGTCAAGTTCGGATGGTTCGGAGGTGCGCAGCATGGCGAGGACATGGAACTGCTCCGTGAGGGGATGCAGAAACTACGCTGGGATGCAAACTTGGATGGCAAGTACCGCCTCTATCTCGGAGGGTGGAACGACAACAACCCTGTTTACGAGGGCTACGAAAAGATCATCAGCGACCAAGGCAACAACCCGAACTACGGACGCATTCAGGCTGCTGACATCTACTCGTATGTCGGGGGCTACAACTTCGTGAACGTTACCCTTGCACCGTTGAGGGACACCAAGTTTAACAAACTCAAGTCCGAGTTGAAGGTGGTCGAGGCAGGGTGGATGAATAAGGCCATCATCGCATCCGAAACCATCCCCTACACCGATGTCATCCGACACGGAGAGAACGGGTTCTTGGTTCCTTACAACAAGCCCAAGGACTGGTACAAGTACATCAAGCAGTTAATCCTTGACCCCGACCTTCGCAAGGGCTTGGCTGACAACCTAACGAGGGACATCAAGAAGCAGTTCAACGTGGCTGAAACCGCCAAGAAGCGGGCCGAACTATACAGGCAGATTGGGCGCAAATTGTGAAATTCGGGGGCATCGCACATTTACAAGCAGATGCTTTACCTGAACCCTGACACGACCAACACCCTGACGGTTACTTGGACCGAACGAGCCAGTACTGGGGACCGCTACATCTTGCGACTCACGAGCATCGCAAAGAACACCACGACCGATTTCACCCTGCTGAAATCTGCCAACCTTTCTTCCTACACCAACCGCTATGACCAATTTTCGATTGCCGTGGGGTCGCTTGAAACAGGCTCGTATAAGTATGAAGTTTACGATACCAATAGCACGGTTACCGCTGCTTTGGCGGTCGTTGAAACGGGCTTGGCATTTGTACAAACCGCAACGATAGGCTTCAATACCTACGCAAACACAATCACTTACAACACCTTCCTCGCATCCAGCGTGAGGGTATTCGATTCAACCTTTGACCAATCCTTCGCATGAGCGTACAAACACGAAGCCAACTCCAAGCGAGTGCCTTAACCATTACCAACGAAACCGCTGCCGGAGCGAACACCGCTGCACGGGTGGGCGGTTTATTTGACGACCTTGCAGACACCGCCACGCTTGACCGGGAACGGGGCTTTGCGAACCTTTACCTCGACACCGACACGGCCTTCACCCCAACGCAGGGGCAAAGAGTCAAGTTGACAAGTGCAATGAAATCGGGCGTTTTGTCAACCTACAATTTTTCAAGGACCACGACATCGCTGACCTATACAGGCACAACAGGGGCGACCCTTCGCATCGCTGCATCCATGGTCTTGGCACAGGGCAACAACAACCAAATCAAGGTTTACATCGCCAAGAACGGTACAACGATTGACCAGTCAATGACTGACATCACAACGAGCCACACGAACGGCCATGCGATTTATACGGAGGCCTACGTTACGGGTGCGGTCAACGATGAGTTCACCATCTACGTCAACGCAATCAATAGCGGTGCAAGTATCGCAATTTCAGCCCTTTCATTCACAGTTCATACGCTATGAGTAATAAATCTACTCAACACTTCACCCAATGGCTTGGGATAGAACACAAGGTCCCAGTAATGCTGGAGAATCGTTCCGGCAAATACATCACCTACGGCTTTGCGAATGAATACCCCTACTACCTCCTTGACAACTATCGCAGGAGCAGCAAGCACAATGCCATCGTCAACGGCAAGGTGAACTACATCATGGGCGGAGGATGGCAGGCAGGGGATGACTTGACCGTAGAGCAGCAGGCCCGCTTCATCAAGTTTTTCGACGGACTTTCCAGCACGGAGGATCTGAACGACATCACCGAGAA